GATTAGGATTAAAAGAAGCTAAAGAATTAGTTGATGGAGCACCAAAAGTTGTTAAATCAGGAGTTTCTAAAGACGAAGCTGAAGAAATTAAGAAACAATTAGAAGCAGCAGGAGCAACTGTAACTTTAAAATAATTAAACAATAATTAATATTTTATATGTATATATAGTTATAGTTATATCAATGTTTTAACTTAAATATTTTAATATTTATTGTTGACTTATTATATGATTATAATTATAATATACATATGCGACTATGGCGGAATTGGTAGACGCGCCAGACTTAGAATCTGGTGTTTAGGCGTGGAGGTTCGAGTCCTCTTAGTCGCACCACTAAACACAAAAAATAGCTAGTAATGTAAGATTGTTTATATTACTAGCTTTTCTTTATATATCAAGGGATTAGAGAGACTTAAAAAGTTGTAAAATATCGTTTTATTTGTTATCTAGTGTTATTATTTATTATCTAGTTATCACTTTTATTATCACTTTTGTATATATTGTCTATTAAATATTTTTCTATAATTTCATTATTTTGTTTTTCATATTTGTCAAAAACATCAACATATGTATTTAATGTGATAGAAATATCACTATGTCCTAATAGTTTTTTTAATACTACAGCTTGAACACCTGCTTCAATACATCTTGTTGCATATGTATGTCTTAGCATATGTGTATTATAATTATTGTTTTTAGTAAGTCTTTTAAGTTCTGAATTTACTTGACTTGTGCTAATTATCTTTAATTCTGAAAATAAGTATTTTCCTTTTTTATCTTTTATAAACTTTTCTAAGATGGGATAAAGTATTGAGTTTATAGGTATAACTCTAGTACCATTTTTTGTTTTAGTTGTCACATTTATAAAATCTTTGTATTGAGCATCTCTTGATATTGTTTTATTTATATTAATAGTTTTATCTTTTAAATTAATATCATCATAATGTAAAGCATTAATTTCTCCCATTCTCATACCAGTATTAAGTCCTATAATATATTGATAGTAGTATTTTGATTTTGGTATTAATTTCAAAAACTCTTTTTGCTCTTCTATAGTAAAAGCTTTAATTTTTTTATTAGGTTTTGTACTTTTGGTCTTTTTATAATTTTTTAATATATTTTTAGATATGATATCTTTATCTTCTGCAATTTCAAATGCTTTTTTTAATAATATGAATATTTTTGATATGGTAGAATTGGAAAGATGGGATATAGAATAAGCAAAATTATCTATATGTGATAAATTTATCATCTGTATAGGTAAAGTGTCTAAAATTCCATTCTCGAGCTTTCTGATTGTTTCTTTATTTCTTCCATATGTACTTGTTTGAATTAAATTCTTTTTATACTTATCTTCTTCATATAAATAAAGTATAGATGTTATAGTAACATCGCTTTTTATTGTGTTTAAACTTTTGGCATTTATAATATATTCATTATATCTATTCATAACCTCCGCTTGAGTTTTTGCAGTAAGTTTTTTTCTTTTTTGAGTAATTGGGTCAACAAAATAATATTCCCATCTATTTGTTTTTTTATTCTTATATACAGAACCTTCGCCATTTGCTCTTTTTTTAGCCATAATTGTTTACCTTTCATAGATTTTAGTAATTAGTTATAAAGTCAGTTAATGCTTTGTTAATACTTTTATTCTCTAATTTCAATTTTTCTTTAAACTTTTTATATATATCTTTATCAATCTTAATTCCTACATTTACCTTATTTTCCATTGCTTTAGCATATTCTTTAGCATAATTCCTTTTATCTTTATCAGCCATTAGATCAAATCCTTTCTTCTTTTTTGTAATTCTTTTAATGTATCTTTACTTTCTTTTATTTCTTTATTTATTTTATTTAGTTCATCTTCTAGTTCTAAAATCTTCATTGTAATTTTTGCAACCTTTTGATTTAATTCTTTTTCTGTCATCTTTACAATTCTCCTTTTTTATAATAAAATTGTAGTGAGGGAGAAAGTTACTTTTTAGTTATTTTCTCCTTTTGCCTTTAGGTCTTTTAGAGTATTTTTATATGCTCTAATTTTTTTATTTATAGAATTTCTTTTTTCTTCTAAATCTAGAATTTTAAATGATAATTCAGTTACTAGTTTGTCTCTCATAGTTACCACCTTTCTGTAACCACTTCCTCACTACACTTATATTATACTACGGGTAGTATTAAAAGTCAAGTAATTAATTGAAAAATCTATAAAATATATAATACAATTTGTATTATTACAAATGTACTACAAGCTCAGATTATATTGATTTTTAAGCACTTTTGATTTATAATATAAATATATCAGGTAAGGGATAAAGCTGACGCCCATAGGGCATACCTAGTATTGTAAGTTCATGCTCCCGAGATATCTTAGGAATAACGGTGACGGGAATAGAGCTGACGCCGATGTGGCATACCTAGTATTGTAAGTTCATGCTCCAGCTGTTATTCATTTTAAGATAGTAGCACTATTCACTACTATCTTTTTTATTTTGTTCTATTATTTCGTCAAGTATATTTTTATTTTGTTTGAATAAATTAACTACAAAATCGACTAATTGTCTACTACATATCCATGTAGGATTTGTTGCATTTTCATTCACTTTATTATAATAGTTTAGATTATCTTTTAATTTATAACATTTATTGATTTCACTTAATTCATATTGTCTAAAATTTTTCGTTATTCCTATTTCTTTTAATTGTTTATTAATTTCGATACAAACTTCTTTCTGCCTATGAGGATAGAGATCATTAAAATTAGGTATAGAAACAACATTTTTACTATTAGGGTCTATATTGATTTTTTGATTTCCTATAGTAAACATGTAATTTATATTAACACTATAATTTTCACTTTTATTATTCATTGTTTTTTCTTCAATGTTATTTTTTACCTCTATAAATTTATTAATAATAGTATTATCAAAATTAGATAAATTCAAATAGCTGTTATTATTTTTAGGCGTAATTAATAATATAAAGTCCAAATCAATTTGCGATATATTACTTTTAAAATATTTTTCTAAAAAATTATAATAATTATAAGCACAACTTTGAAAAATATGAACATATATTTTATTATAGTCTTCAATAATAAAGTGTGTGCTAGTATTTCTTAGTTCAATTACATCCTCAAGATTTTTTCTTATAGGATCAATTTTATTAGTTATAATTCTACCTAATGCAGTCTTAAGTTGTATAGTTCCTTTTTTATTCTTTTTAGTATAGTATATAGATTTCAATCCTTGTGTTTTAATTAAATGAGCTTTAAGCATTAATTCCCAAGCATTGCATATATGAAAAGCAAAGCTTTCAGTTCTATATTTTATGGTAGGTTTATTATATATTTCAATTCCAAGTAGAAAAGATTCTATACTTTTATCTGTCATTTTATTAATGAGGTTTTCTTCATTCATGTTTTAATTCCTTTCTTTTGTATATTATAAAGTATTTGAATATATGCAGTATAACTTGTCAAGCAAAACTATGTTTCACTTGACAAGTTATAAATTGTTTATAATTTTCTTTCTATTATTTTCACAACTTTACCTATTTGATGATATCCCATTTCATGTAATTCTTTCTTACTATAACTTTTTTCAGGATGTTCAGGATTAGTTGGTTTAAATATAATACGATTAGGTTCAAAATATATTCTTTTTACAGTATATTCATCATTAAAATAAAAAGCACCAATATCCCCATTATTAAGTTCTAATTTAGTATCAACTAATATTCTATCTCCAGGATAAAGGTCTGGATACATACTATATCCTTCAACAGTCATTGCTATATACCTTTGTTTGTAATCTGAATATTGTAATAATGATTTAGGATAATTAATATATTCATCATAAATCATATTTGAAGTCTTATTAAAAGAAGCAGGTATGCTTGAAACTACAGGTATTTTAACAGTATCAGATAAGTCAATATCAACATATCCCTTTAAGTTCTTAAAAGGATTGTTAGATGGTATTTGTTGAATGTCAGTAGATGGTTCTATAGAATCTGTAAGACCAAACAGATATGCTATATTAATATTTAATATATTAGCAATAGCATATATTCTAGAATTTCCTACTTCTACTTCATTTTTTATATATCGTGTTATTGTAGATTTATCTACATTTAATTTATCAGCCAAATCTTTTTGACTTACTCCCCTATACTTTAGGGCATTTTTTAATCTATTTCCAAAACTATTTTCCATTTTCGGTTCTTTTAATTCTATAATAGTATCATTGCTTATATTATCAATTAATTCATCTAAACCTATTCCTAATGCTAATGCTATGTTATTTAAATTTGTTATATTTATTGCAGGCTCTTTTTTTGATGAAGGATTGTAGTTTTTTTCTAACATAGATATATAGGTATGAGAAACATTTGCCTTTTTAGCAAAGTCTCTTAAACTTATATTGTGTAAAGTTCTATATTCTTTAATTAATTCTCCTATTAATTTGGTATTCAATTAAATACCTCCTTTCATGATAACTATAGTTTACATTAAAAGTCCGTTAAAATCAAGGAAAGTTATAAAAGGGGAAAAATATTATTAATTATTTTGTAAACTATAGTTGACAATATAAAATGTATAATATATAGTATAGATACAGTAAGAAAAAAATAAACAAAAGATAGGAGGTGAACAAATGAAAAATAGAATAAGAGAATACAGAATAAAAAGAAACATTTCACAAGATGAACTTGCTAGATTGTCAGATGTTTCAAGAGTTATGATTTCTAAATTAGAAACAAATAAACTTACATCAATTAAGCTAGACACTATGAAAAAAATAGCTAAAGCGTTAAAAGAAAAAGTAAGTGTTATTTTTTTAGTAGACATGTAAACAATGCTTTACAGAAGGGAAGACAAAATGACTATAGAGGATAAACTAGAAAAGATAATAAATGATATAGAGAAAGTAAATACAAGGTTAGAAACAATACAAACAGAAACAGTATTCTATGATGTAGATGACTTGGCTAGGATTATGAAAATAGGTAAAACAAAAGCATATAACTTAATGAATTATAAAGGTTTTCCAGTGCAGAAGATAGGAAAAAGAAAAGTAGTTGAATCACAAGCATTACAAAGATGGGGAGCTATAGGCAGACAGTTATACATTTAAAACAAAAAATAATAAAAAAAGGAGGTGATTAACATTTACACTATTATAGATGCGATTAAATCTAAAATAATAAATCCTAAAAATACATGGAAACTTAAAGATAATGGATATCCTGATAAAGTTAATATGTTAGGGAGTGAAATTGGATTGAGACTTAATGAAGAAATATATATAGAAAGTAAAATAAAAGGAGAATTTAAAGGTTTTTTTGGATTCTTTAGAAGGAAAACACAAGAATGTATGATTTTATTAAATTTTAAATTAATGATGAAATATAAACTTAGAATTTTAGAAGAAGAAAAAAGAGCAGAAAGAGAATCTGCTCAAAAAAATTAGTTATATTTTACTTCAGGTGGATTTTCCGTTAGATATTGAATACCTTTTTCAGTTACAGATGTAACTTTAAAGTTTTCATTTTCTAGATTTTCACCAACGATAAAATCTAATTTATATAATTTAGAAATAATAGCTACCATTGCTTTTGTTGCATTGGAGAAAAAACTATAATTATAATCACTTATAGAATGGAAGAAATTCATATCAGCAACATGACTGTGACTAGTTGTAGTATATAAAAGACTTAAAATATTAGCTTCATTATTTTCTAATAACATATTCTTACCTCCTTTCTAATTATAGGATAGAAGGTTAGATATAAAATTTAAATAAATATAACAAGCATTTAATAGTACATTAAGATCACAAGGAGGGAAAACATGAAAAAAGAAATATCAATTATAGAAGGAACTAAGGATAGATATTCTTTAAAAATTGATGGTGTTTTATAGAAAAAAGCGATATGGAAAAAATAGAAATTGATAAAAATAATATAATTTTAACTCTAAAACTTCCAAAAGATTTATATATATTTAAATAAAAAAGGAGGACTAAATGCAAGATGAAGATGAAATAGAATTAATGTACAAATATAATTCGCTATTAGATAATTATACATTAATAAAAATAAATAAAAAAATTTTAAAAGATACAGTTACTGATATAGGATATTATACTAATAAGCTTGGAAAACTTTTTATGAAATTACAATTAAATATTCCATTAGATAAATGTGAGGTTTCAATAAATTCAAATAGCAAAGAAAAAGACAAAAAAGAAAATTAGGAGGACTAAATATGACTATAGATATATTAGGTATTAAACATAACATAAATGAAATGCATTTAATTGATAATGATGTTAATTGCTTAGGTATGATAGATTACAAGAAACAAGAAATATCATTAAGAAAAGGTTTAATGAAAGATCTTAGATCAGTAACACTGATACATGAAATATTACATGGCATACTGGAATATACAGGTAATAGTGAATTAAATAAAGATGAAGACCTAATCAATAGACTTTCAACAGCTATTTATCAAGTCTTCAAAGGTAAAAATGAGTTAATTACTTACCTTTTCTAGGAGCTCTTTGAGATAGAGCAGAACCAGCTACAGACTTTGATTTAGCAGAAGTTCTTCCGTCTCTAAGAATGTTAGATGCTTTTGAAGCAACAGATTTACTAGTTTTTCTACTAGACATATTATCACCTCCTTTCTATATATATTATATCAAGGAGAGAAAAAATATAAAGGAGATACGAAAGATGAAAGAAATATACTTATATGAATTTAATTTCATAGTAAATGTGATATTCCCGTTAGTAATGTTTTTAGGGGGAATGATACTAAACAACTATCTTATATACATAGATAGAAAGAAAAGAATACAAGAAAGAAAAAGAAAGCAATTAGAACAACAAATAAGATGGGAAAGAATAGCAGAATGTCAAAGAACATTCGATTAGGAGGTGGATTATGTATGATGTAGATGATGAAAGATATTTAAATCCAGATAATAAGTCATATAGGGACTTATTAAGTGATAATAGATATTTAGAAGACAGATTACAAGAGCTAGAAGATATTAAAGATGAATATGATGTCTTAAAAGAAGATTATGAAGAATTAGAAGATGTATATATAGCATTAGAAAAGAAATATAATGAACTTAAAAAAAAGGAAATACAAATGATTCAATTATCATTTGATAATAAAATACTAGAAAAAGAAAATAAAGATTTAAAAGAAAAATACAATACATTAATAAACAAAATACAAGTATAAGAGCAGATAAATGAAAGAAAAAACAATTGAAAATAGTATAAAGAAATACTTAAAAGATAATAATATCTATTATTTTAAAGTACACGGTGGTTACTATGGTGTTTCTGGAATACCAGACATTATAGTGTGTTACAAAGGTAGGTTTGTAGCACTAGAAATAAAAAACGAAAAAGGTAAGACTTCGAAGATGCAAGATATGCACATTGAAAATATACGAAAGTCTGGAGGAATTGCCTTTGTAGTTAGAAGTAGAGAGGAGGTGAAAAAGATAATTGAAGATATTGAAACTGTATAAGTATCAAGATGAATATTTTGACTATGTAAAAGAAAATAATAAGAAAAATTTTATATATGATATGGCAACAGGTACTGGTAAGACTATTATGGCAATTAATCACTGGCAATATTATTACAAAGATAAACCTTTACTAGTAGTTGCACCTGCATCAAAAGTAAATGAAGGAGGATGGCAACGAACAATATTAGAATATGTAATAAAACCTAGATTTGAAGTAATATCATACAATAAATTATCTAAAGATTATATTAAATATAAAGATTATTTTGTTGTGTTTGATGAATGTCATAGAATTAAAAATTCAACAGGTGTCTGGGGAAAATCAGCATTTAACTTAAGTTTAATTGCAAGCGGATTTATTATGCTATCAGCAACTCCTATACCTAATGGTTGGGAAGATATAGTAAATTATTTAAAAATATTCGGATTAATTAAAAATAAAACAGAGTTCTATAAAGAATATTGTGTTACTGATAACATGTTTGGATATTTAAGGATAATGAAATATAAGAATACAGAAGAATTAAATTCTTACTGGCATGTAATATCTAAAAGACTTAATAAAGAAGATGCTTTAGACTTACCTACGTTAACAGAACAAATTGTAAGATTTAATAGATCTCCAACATATAATAAGATTTTAAAAGAAAGACAATTAAATGAAGTTCTATATGATAGCAATATGAAGTTAAGACATGGACTTAGATTATATACAAGTTTAGATGATAAATTAGGATATTTAAAAGAATTTTTGGAAAGTACTGATGATAATATAGTAGTTTTTTACAACTATAATGAAGAACTTGAAAAAATATCAGAAATATTAAAAAAGACTGATAAAAAAGTTTATCAGTGCAATTCCAAAATTAAAGATTATCCTAAACAATCTAATTGGAATAATCTACAAAACACAGTTACTTTAGCAAATTATAAAAGCGGAAGTGAAGCAGTAGAACTCACTTATGCTAATATTATAATTTATTTCAGTCCAACTGAAAGCTATACCGAATACGTGCAATCAATCGGTAGGTGCTACAGAAATGGACAAACGAAAAAAGTATCTGTATATAAGTATATTACAACAAATACGGTAGAAAATCAAATTTATGAAAGTTTAGATATGAAAAAAGATTTTAATTTTAATTTATGGATAGAAAAAAATATAGAAAATAGGAAGAAATAGGAATAAGTAGAAAAAATAGGAGGAATAGGAAATGCCAAGAATTAAGAAAACAAAAGAAATAGAGTACGAAGAATATATAGAAGATAAAGATTATAGGATAGTAATGGGAGATAGAGGATTAAAAGAAGTGTATTACCAGCGGTAGGTTATTACCAAAGGTAAGGGATGTAAGAATAATTAGAGTTGATGGAATAGAAACTCAAGTAAGTATTACTCTAAGAGTAGATAGAGTGAAAATGTATTTGATATAAGAATAAATAAATATGAACAAAAGAATAAGTAAAATAGGAGTAGTAAAATGGAAATAGTGAAAAGTAACAGTGTAATTCTAAATAGAGATAAATATATAGGCGGTAGTGATATGCCATATATATTAGGACTAGCAGATAAAGATATAATTGAATTTGCAAAAGAAAAATTAAATATTATACCTAAAACATTTACAGGCAATCAATATACATATTATGGTAGTAAAATGGAAAAACACATTAGAGACTACATAAGTAGGTTATACAAATGCGATTATAAAGAAGCAACAAAGATAGATGATGAAAGAGGACTTAGAGGTAATTGTGACGGATTAGATTTATCTTCAAATTATCCTTTAATTGAAATAAAAACATTTGGTAAGGAATTAGATGTAAATTACTATGAGCCACAATGTAGGTTCTATATGGAAATGTTTGATGTTCCTAGTTGTGTATTAATAGGATATAAAAGACCTGATAATTTCTTTATAGGAATAGATCCAGTGAATTATAATGACTATGATTTTAATTTGGATTTTAATCCTGAAAATATAGTTATACATGTATTTGAAAGAGATAATGAGAAATGGGAAAAATATTATAAAAGAATAGTAGACTTTAAAGAAGTTATGAGAATCTTAAAGGAAGAAAATGATGAGGAAAAAGCAAGAAAAATATATCTAGGAGAAAATCTTATAAATGCTATAGATGAAATGAAAAATATGCTTAACGAAGTAAATAAAGCAGAACAAACAATAGAAAAATTTAAAAAAATGAAAGAAAAAGTAAATGAAGAAATGGAAGAAAAACTATTAAATAGATTTAAAAATTCGGACTTTACTATTACTAGAATAACTCCAAGTGTTAGAATTTCTAAAACAATAGACTTTGATGAGCTTTTAAAGAAAGATATAGACTTATATAAAGATCTAGTTGATTATAAAGAAACAAAAACAAAAGGATATATAAAAGTAACAATAAATAATAAATAAGGAGGAAAGAAATGAGTTTATTACCAGAAAACAAACCAAAAGTAAAAGATATAACACCTAAAATATTCTTAATATGGGGAGATAGTATGACAGGTAAGACTTACCTAGCAAAAAGTTTTGAATCTCCTTTGTTATTAAATACAGATGGAAATGACAGGAAAGTAGATACACCTTCAGTCACAATAACAGATTGGAGAATATTTATAGAAGTTGTAAAAGAGTTACAACAAAATAAAGATACATATAAAACTATAATAATAGATCTTGTAGATGATATAAGAACACTTTTAGATAACTATATTATAGAAGAATATAACAAAAAAGCTAAGGAAGCAAAAAACAATAAGATAGCAGAAACAATTGGAGATATACCATTTGGACAAGGATATACACAAAGTACTTCTATATGGAAGAATACAATGATGATATTAAGCGGAATGGATAGAAATATCATTTTTATATCACATATTAAAGCAGGAAAAGAAGATCAAGAATTTGAACCATCATTAGATCAAAAGTACTTAAATATGACAATGGGAAGATGCGACTTAGTAGTTAGATGCACAAAAAGAGGCAACTCATATTATAGGTTAGCAACAAATAGAAGAGATGACTATACTTTAAATGATATAAAAGATGAAAAAATGAGAGAAATAATGAAGACAATAACAGGAGCATTTAAGATAGAAATGCCAACAATGATGCAAAAAAAATAGAAATAGAATAGGAGAAAAGAAAAAATGGAAGAAAATAAAATAGAAGCAGTAGATTTAGGATTAGTAGATGAAATGTTAGGATATGATCCTACAGAAGAACCAACAGCAACATTTGAAGAAATACCAGATGGAAGATATGAAGGAGCTATATCAGGAGCAAGATATACTTTAACTAGGGAAAAGAAATTACCTTTAATTAGCTTGGTAGTAAGTGTAATGTCTCCAGAAGTAGGAATGAGAGATATATTTGTAGGATATGTATTAGGTGGACAAATGAAGAAGTTTAATGCTAAGAAATTATACCACACAGTTACAACATTAGGGTTAAATATAAAACCTGAACACTTTGCAAATACAGACATTTTAGTAGAAGCTTTAAAAATGCTTAATGGTACACCTGTAATATTAGAAAAAACAACAAATGATAAAGGATATGCAGAATACAAACTTGAAAAGGATGATACATTTTCAATAACTGAAGAAGATTTACAAACAGAACCAGATATTGAATTTAATAAAGAACAAACAGGTCAAGCACCATTAGTATAATGGAGGATATATGTATATTACATATGATATTGAAGTTTTTAAATATGATTGGATGATAGTATTTAAAGAAAAAGATGATTTTACAGTCATATGTAATGATGTGCTAGAGCTTAAAGACTACATTAATAAAAATAGAAAAAAGATATTAATAGGATTTAATAATTATAATTTTGATGATGTAGTCTTAGCAAGCATATTATTAGGAAAAGATCCTTATATAGTATCACATGAAATATTAAGAGGAATAAAACCAAAAGTAAGACTAAATATGATTACATTAGATATGATGCAAGAATTGCCTTCTAATGTATCACTTAAAGCTATAGAAGGAAATTTAGGATATTCTATAATAGAAACACCTATTGATTTTAAATTAGATAGAAGTCTTACAGAAGATGAAATAAATGAGGTTATTAAATATTGTAAAAATGATGTTATTCACACTGAGTATATATTTAAGATAAGGGAAGATTATTATAAATCTAAAGTAGAAATAATTAAAGAATTTAATTTACCACTTAAAAGTATAAAACTTACTAGAGCAAATTTAGCAAGTGCTGTATTAAAATGTGAATCTCATATAATAGATGATGATAGACTTAATCTTGAATATTACCAGGGATTAAACTTAAATATAATACCTAAAGATATAATTAACTTTTATAATAAAGCAAAAAAAGATTATTTAAATGGAGTAGATTACAAAGAAATAGAAACAAGAGAATTTGCTAGCAATATTTTAGGAGTAGAACACATTTATGGATTTGGTGGATTACATGGAGCATTAAATAATTATATAGGAAATGGAAAATTCTTACACATAGATGCTTCAAGTTTTTATCCATCGTTAATAATTGAAGGAAATTATATGAGTAGAAACAGCTTAGAGCCTCAGTTATATAAAATAATAAAAGAAAAAAGATTACAGTATAAGAAACAAAATGATCCTAGACAAGGTATATACAAAATAATATTAAACTCTACATTTGGAGCGATGAAATCAAAATTTAACAGACTATATGATCCAAAGCAAGCAAATAACATTTGCATAAACGGACAGTTGATACTTACACAGTTAATACTAGAATTAGGAAAATATTCAAAACTTATACAATCAAACACAGATGGAATAATAATTAAATATAAGGAAGAAAATTTAAAAACTATAATAAATATAATAGAAGATTTTTCGAAGAGAATGAGACTAAAATTCGATGTAGATTATATCACAAAGGTTATACAAAGAGATGTAAATAACTATGTTGTACTTTTGGAAGATGGAAGAATATATGCAAAAGGTAGATTTGCAAAGTTTGATGGAGGAAATTATATGAAAAATAATTTAAGCATAATAGATACAGGACTAGTAAACTACTATATAAAAGGTATATCACCAGAAGCAACAGTTTTGAATCTATACAAAAAAAATAAATTAGAATCTTTTCAAATTATTTGTAAGATGGGATCTTCATATGATGGTATATTTTATGAATATAACGGACAGATGAAAAAAACACAAAAGGTTAACAGAGTATTTGCAACAACAGATAATAACCATGGAGGAATCTACAAGAAAAAAGGCAATAGTTTCCAAAAGATAGCAAATACATCAAATCATTCAATAATACATAATGAAGATTTGAAACTATTTGATAAAAAAAAGTTAGATCTCAACTATTATATTGAATTAATAAAAAATAATTTTATAAAAGAAGGGAAGGAGTTATGAATAAGTATATTGAACTTAATGATGACAAAACACCAAAGACCAACTTTGATACTATTGTAATTGATATCACTAAAATTGATAATGCAGGTATATTACTTAATTCAAATGTAGTATTAGTTGACTTTGATGGAGATAATGAGAATGAAAAAAGAATTATCGAACATATTCAAACTAAATATCCTACCCTTACAGTAAAAACAGATAGAGGTGTACACTTGTATTATAAAAGACCTAAGGAACTAAAAGTTTCAGTAGGTGCAGATAAGATCACCGTAGGAGGCTTTCAGGTTGATTATAAAACAGGTAACAAAGCATATGGTATAGTTAAAAGGCATGGAAAAGAAAGAGACCGTAATAAGGCAATAATAGACTTTGAGACGTTAACGGAACTACCTTTCATACTTTATCCTATGCCAAAAGCAAAAAACATAACAGGATTGAAAGATGGAGATGGAAGAAATAATGCATTATATGCACAGTTAAGGTGTATAAATAATAATCCTAAATATAGAGATAGAAGACTATTAGAACCAGTTGCAAAGTTTATTAATGAAAAGATATTTGATACTCCTATGGAAGAAAAAGAAGTCGCAAATATAGTTAATAGTATACTTAAGATAGATGCAGATGCTCAAGAGGAATACCAAGGAGATCCTACCAATGTATTGGAGCTTTCAAGATGGGTAGCTAGAAAGTTTGAAGTAAAGTTGTATAAAGAAATATTATACTTTAGAGATGGAATAAAATTTTCAAGAGATGAAAACGAACTAAGGCGTAGAGTTTACCAAAAAGTGCAACTTAAGACTACACAATGGAAAGAACTTTTAAGTCAGCTTGAAGTATATGCTGAGAAGATTACACATGATGATTTTAATGTAAGAATACGAAATGGGATAATAGTTGATGATACAGTAGTCAACATGGATATAGGATTTACACCATTCTATTTAGATGTTAAATATGACGAGAATGCATATGATAAATATGTAGATGATTTTATAAACTTTATAGCAAATGGTGACAGGGAAATAAGAAATTTAATTGAAGAAATATTAGGACATACAATAATGATAAATAATTTCCCACATAAGATATTTGTCTTAAGTGGATCAGGTAATAATGGTAAGTCTACATTTGTAGAAATGTTAACAGCATTTGCAAATAACTTATCTTCGCACATTGACATAACAGGATTTGAAGACGGTACTCAGGTAGTTTCATTAATAGGTAAAATAATCAACATAGCAGATGATATTGATCCTAATTACCTTGAAAAGACCAAGGTATTAAAAACTATGGCATCAGGAAATACAATCACAGCAAGAGCGATATATTCGCAACCTGTAACAATAAAAAACACAGCTACATTAGTATTTACTTGTAATGAGGTTCCAGTATTTAAGGATAAGACAGAGGGAATAAAGAGAAGACTTATAATAATCCCGTTTGAAAACAAAGTAGTTAACAAAATCTATGACCTGGATAAGTTACTAAGTAGTGAAAATGCTAAGAGTTATATACTCAGACTTGCCTTAGAAGGTGTTAACAGGATACTTATAAATCACATGGAACTATCAAAGAGTAAGAAAGTAGAAGATACTTTAAGAGAATATTACATTGAGAGCGATAGTGTTCTAGGATTTTTAGAAGAATATGAAGGTGAAATAAATAATACTTCTACAATAGAACTATACAACATGTATGACTTCTATTGTATACAAAATAATATTAAACCACAGTCTAAAAATAAATTTACTAGAGTAATAAAATCAAAACGGTTTTGATGTAAAAGTAGTTTTTAGAGAGCAAAAAAGTGTAAGGGTATTTGAAGATATAGAAAAAGTGTAATTGCAAATTAATTGCAATTATTAAAAGCTGGTAAACATAAATATTTTTAAAAGTGTAATATTTTTGAATTATGTAAATATAAGAATGTTGATATTAAAGGAAAGCTATTACACTTTGGAGTGAAAAATAAAGTGTAATTAAAACCGTAATTACTGATATTTCAATAATTACAGTATATAAATTACATATTACACTTATTTTACTATAATAAGAGAATATAAAAGAATAAAAAAGAAAAAAAAAGAATAAATATAAAAGGATAGGAAAAAAATAGTAATTTTAAAGAGTGAAACCTTAAAAGCAATGGGAGAGTAAGAAAAGAAGAGATTACACATTTTTTGGAACCGTAATTTTTGGAAAAAAAGCGTAATTATACAAAAGAAAGGAGTAAATGAGATGGAAGAGAATGAAACATTGACATGTGAGAAAAGGTTACAAGAAGCATATGAGATAATTAATCTGCAGGCAAAATTACTTTCAGATGAATGTATAAAAGTAGATCAGTATAAGGATTCTTTGAAAGATGCTTCAAAAAGAATCAAGAATATTAAAGAAGCAGTTGATATGCTTAAACTTATAATAGGTAAAAGTCCATATTACAATAAAGTTGCTAAAAAGAGAATAGATGAAATAATAAATGACTATTAAAAGGAGGAAGAAAGATGGAAGAGAAATTAATGGCAAAAGAGACATTAAAAGGATTTAAAGAATCAATATATGCAAGAGAAAAGTTATTAGAAAAAGATAAGAAAAATTTTATTATATTTAATTTATTATACAATTTAACAAGTAAAGATAAGGCAACTGATATGATTTTTGAATTTAGAAAAGAAGAAATGGAACAGGAACAAAAAAACATAGATAAATTAAAAGAAATACATAATAAATACAAAAATAAATTAGAGGAGATAGATATATGAAATTAAGTGAATTAAAAAAGAAACAGTAATAGCAATAAAAGGAAAAGAAGAATGGGAAAGACTAGAAAATTCAGAAGAATATAAAATATATATAGCACCAGAAGAAGAACAATTAAAAATAGTTAAAAGGGCAGGATATAATATTGCATTCATAAATAATCCCAGTTTAAAGGTACAATTTTATGCTATAAGAAAAGATCCTTATGCGATTCAATATATAGATAATCCAATAGAGGAATTGCAGTTAGAAGCAATAAAAAAAAATCCATTTGTTATTGGATATATGAAAAATCCAACGGAAGATGTATTAAAAGAGGCAATAAAACAAATGGAATATGATAAAGCACCTACATGGAAATATATAGACTTTTTTAAACATTTAGAAAATGACTTAAAAGAAGATAAAGAGGGGGTAATAAATGAAAGAAGCAATAAGTTTTAGCTGGGAAGTTATTAAATTATCAATAATAGCACCAATTGCTATATTTTTAATGTTAGGAGCTATATCGTCAATAATAAGAATGATAATACATACAATAAAAAAAGTTAAAGAAGCATTAGGAAACAACGAAGAAAATATTAAAGATAGATTTGATGAGGCAAGAAAAAGGGATACAGAAACTATGTTAAAAAGACAGGGACTATGGCATAAATACGGAGGATATACATATGATAGAAATGGAATTAATGCAGAATCTTTTACAAAGGAAGAAGGCGATAGAAGATGAAATAGAATATATAAAAGAGGAGATAGAAAAAGTTACAGCTAAGTATAATGGAGCAGGAGGTGCTATACTTTCAAATGAGAGTAAACCACCAGTAAACTCTGAACCTGATTTTAAAATGTTTGCTTTAACTCATGAATTAGCATTTAATGAAAAATATAACGGAATGACTCTAATACAAAGGCTAGAATTCCTATCTAATAGCTTGAATGAGCTTGAAAAAGAAATAAACCTAAGAAAACATACATTGAATGAATTTAAAGGCATTAAATATGATTTATACGCCCTTATAATGTTTGATGGATATAATCCAAGTAAAGCAGTTAATAAAATAGCTAATGATTACGATATAGATGTGAGCAATGTTTGGAAAAATCATTATAAAAAAATAAAAAAATACTTAAAAAAATGAAAATCGCCAGTGAATCGCCAGTAAGAAGTATGATAATATGTATAATGAAGGAAGTAGTATAAAATACTATTTACTTCAAAAATCGGTCAAGTTGCTTTTTAACACGGATATACCTGGAACAGAATACTTACAATTTAGTAGGTATTCTATTTTTATGAGTAAAAGGAAAATTAAATAGGTTCGAATCCTATTTTACTCAATTAATAAAGGAGGGAATAAATGAAGGATATAAAAGATATGAAAGATATGAAATATAAAGTTATTAAAGAATTTAATGATATATATCTTAATATAATAAGAAATAAGGGAGAAATAATTGATATAACTGAAGAAAGAGCAAAAGAAATAAATGAAAAGAAAACATATGTTGAACTTGTGAAAGATAATAAAGAAAAAGAGGAAAAAAAATTAAGATCCTCTTTTTTATTATGTAAGGAGGATTAATGAAGAATGGATTAACAAAGAGGCAAAAAGAATTTGCAGATGAATATATGAAAACTGGGAATGCGACTGAAAGTGCTATAAAAGCAGGATATTCTACAAAAACAGCATATGCAATAGGAAATGAAACGTTAAAAAAATCTAAAATTAAAGAATATATTAATCAAAAGCAAGAGAAAATAGAAGAAAAAATAACAATGAACATAGCAGAAAGACAACAATTTCTAGTAGATATAATATTAGGAAATATAAAAGACACTAAAATTATTTTAAATGAACAAAGAAGATATACTCCAGTAGAAGTAGTACCAAGTTTAGATATTAGATTAAAAGCTAGTGATCAATTAAATAGAATGCAAGGAGCATATACTTCAACTTTAAATGTTAATGCTAATATGCGAAGTACTGCTAATTTTGATGATATTGTAGAACAGCTAGCTAAGTCACGAAAAGAGACAGATGAATAACAATTTTCCTTTATCTGAAAAATATATTGATTTCTTAGAATACAAAGAGGCTGATGCTGAGTTTTTAGAGGGGACTACGGCTGCTGGTAAAACTACAGTAGGAATTGTTAAGTTTATGATTAAAGTCAATGATAGTGATAAAAAACTTCATATAATAGCTTGTAAAAGTGTTGGTGTTGCTGAGAAGAATATTATAAATTCTGAAAAAGGACTTTTAGATGTGTTTTATGATGCAGACTATAGAGGAAATGGGGACAAAGACAATAAGATATCACATATAAAATATAATGATAAGACTATATATGTTATAGGTTATGATGATACCGCTAAGTGGAAGATGATACTGCGGACGGACAGTATGGTTGTGTTTATATAGATGAAATAAATACAGCAGACATTGAGTTTGTAAGAGAAATGTCCACACGTAATGAATATTTACTTGCTACACTTAATCCTGATGATCCAAATCTTTTAGTGTATAAAGAGTTTATCAATAGAAGTAGACCTATAGAAAAATATAAAAAAGATGTTCCTAAAAGCATAATGAAAGAATTAAAAGAACCAGAAAATCCAAAATGGAAATACTGGTTTTTTACTTTTAATGACAATGCTTCTTTAACAGAAAAAGAAATACAAAAGAAAATTGATTCTGCACCTAAAGGAACTAAGTTATATAAAAATAAAATACTAGGACTAAGGGGAAGAGCAGTAGGACTTGTGTTTCCAAACTTTGAACAAAGTAAACATGTGAAGACTAGAAAAGAAGTTAAGGAAGAAATGAAGGATAAGAAAGAACCTCTAGAATTCATTTGTTTTACTGCAGGACTTGATACAGCATATTCTACTAAGTCACCTGATACTATAGCAATGATATTTCAGGGAATATCTAAGAAAGGAGAACTATATGTATTAGATGAAAAAGTATATAACAATAGTAATTTACAACAACCACTTGCTCCATCTGATACAGTAGTTAATTTTATTGACTTTTTAGAAAGAAATAGGGAAGAATGGGGATTTGCTAGACATGTGTTTATTGATTCGGCAGACCAAGCGACTATGACTGAAATAAAAAAATATATTAGAAAAAATGGTTCTATTTATACTTTTAACAATGCTCATAAGAAAGTAACTATAATAAATAGAATAAATCTTCAATTAGGTTGGATTCATAAATTGAAATATTTTGTGTTAAGTCATTGTACAAACCATATACAAGAATTAGAAACTTACAGTTGGAAAGAAAATAAAGATAATGAACCAGAAGATGCTAATGACCACACAATAAATGCTAGTCAATATGCATTTATACCTTATAGAAAAATAATAGGAGATGGTGAAGAAGACTATGAGAAAGACTATGAAGAATAATAATAGAAAGGGAAAAGATGAATATTTTAAATAACTTTAATAATATGATTAAGAATGGAATAAAAAAATATTTAGATATAGAGGATGCATCTTATAATACTAATGTGAATGTGTATTCATATACAACTTATGAAACTAATTTATTATTAAATAAGATATGGTATAGAGGTGAAAGTGAAGAGCTAGATCAGATATATAATCAAATTACTAATGAAACAAAGTTACCTCATTTTTGGGGAAATAAAAGTTATAGAATAATAAAAATACATACAGGTTTACCTGGAATGATAGTAGACACATTATCTGATGTTGTTGTGGATAGCTTAGCATCAATAAAAGTAGGAGAAAGACAATCCGATTGGGAAGCAATAGCTAACGAAAACAATTTCAAAGAATTATTAAGAAAAGCTTTAATAACTGTATTATGGGGCGGTGATGGTGCTTTTAAATGGAGTTATGATTCTGAAATATCTAAATATCCTATAATTGAGTTTTATCCTCCTGAAAGAGTAGAATATATTACAAAAAGAGGAAGACTTGTAGGAATAATATATAAGACAAAGAAGATAATAAATAAAAAAGAATACATGCTTTATGAAGAATATACTGAAAAAGGAATTGAATATCGTTTATATAATGATAATGGAAAGCTTGAAAATATAAAATTATTAGAAAAAGCTGAAAATACTCCATATAAACCTATAAAAAATAATGCGAATTTCCTTATGGGAAGAAAGTTTTTACTGAAAGAAAGTCAAAAATATGAAAATAGAGGCAAGTCTATATTTGAAGGTAAAGTTGATAATTTCGATGCTTATGATGAAATATGGAGTCAGTGGATGCTTTCTGTAAGGAAGGGTCAAATTAAAGAATATATACCAGAGGATTTACTTCCTAGAGATTTGAAAACTGGAGTTATAAAAAGAAAAAGTGATTTTGAAAATGAGTTTATTTTATTATCATCAACAATGGGAGAAGGTGATAAAAATAATTTGATACAAACAACTCAAGGTACTATACAACATGAAGGACTATTAACTTCATATATTACAGCTTTAGATCAATGTTTAACTGGTCTTATCAGCCCATCTACATTAGGTATAGATACTAAAAAGTTAGATAATGCTGAAGCTTCTAGAGAAAAAGAAAAAACAACACTTTACAAAAGAAGCCAGATAGTGGATAGTATGAGGAAACTTATAGAAGATATAGTAAATATCACTTTTAAATTTTATGACAATTTAAATAAAAAGAAAATAACTGATACTAAATGTGAAGTAGTATTTACTGAATATGCTAACCCTTCATTTGAAGCTCAAGTAGAAACAATAGGAAAAGCAAATACTTCTGGAATAATGAGTATAGAAGCTACTGTAGAACAATTATGGGGCGATAATAAAAAAGAAGATTGGAAAAAACAAGAAATTAAACGCCTTAAAAATGAAAAAGGTATTATGGAAGAAGTAGAACCAGCTGTCAACAAAGATAATATAGAGATTATAGAAGAAGAACAAAAAGAATAGGTAGAATATGGATGAATATGATATAGCTAAACTTTATCAAGAAATGGAACTTGAACTTATAGCCTCTCTTAAAAGAAATTTATTACGACACGAATTAAAAGAAATAGAAGAAAATATGGAATATCCGCAGTGGCAAGCATTAAAACTTAGAGATATTCAAAGAATTAAAAGAGAAAATCAAGATATAATAGGAAAATACACATCTAATATACCAAAAGATGTAAAGAAAATAATAAAAGAAGAATATAAACAAGGAAAAAAAGAAGCAATAGCATTATTTAATGATGCTAATAGAGGTAAAAAACGATTAAATGAGAGCTTTTTTAAAACTAACAACAAAAAAGTAAAAGCTATGATAGATGAAATTAATGGGACTTTTAAAGAAGCAGAAAAAGCTATTTTTAGAATGACTAATGATGTTTATAGAAAAACTATATTTAAAGCTGGATTTTACTTATCACATGGAGCTGTGAATCTTAAACAAGCAACAAACATAGCTATGAAAGATTTTGCAAAAAGAGGTATAAATTGTATAGAATATAAAGACGGAAGACGTGTAAATATTGCTGATTATGCTAGAATGGCTATTAGAACAGCGTCTCAAAGGTCAAGACTTATGGCAGAGGGAGACTTTAGGAAAAGGTTAAAAAGAACACTTGTAAAAATAACAAAACATGGAACTTCATGTAAATATTGTAAAGTGTATGAACAACAAATATTGGTTGATGATGTTTATTCTGGAGGTGTTCCAGATGGCAAACATGAATTGTTATCGAGTGCCATGAGTAAGGGACTATTTCATCCTAATTGTAGGCACAAAGCTCCAACTTATTATGAAGAATTAGATGAACTAAAATACGAACAAATGGCTAAAAGTGCTACGGCTAAAGAAGAGGAAGAGAGAAAAAAAGACTTATTTAGTCAAAAAGAACAAAGAAAAAGAAGAGTAAGGCTGTTAGAAACAAATAAAATACAAGAAAAAAACAACAAAAAACATAAAAAGTATGATATAATAAAATACGAAGAAGTAGATCAAGAGATAGAAGATAGACTTCAAAGACAAAGTGATTTGATATGGGATAAGCTAAATGATGAACCTAAATATGCATTAATGGAATATTCGAAAATGTTTTATATTAGCATAAATAATTACTTAAGAGATTCTTCAAACATTACAAATGAATTAGAATTAAAAAAAGCAAAAAAATGTATAAATGAAATAGATAAAGTTCTATCTAATAACAATTTAAATGAAAATTTAATATTATATCGAAGTGTTAATAAAAAAGAATTTGAATATTGGAAAAAATCAAATACATTAGAAACATATAAGAGTACTAGTTTATATAAAAAAATTTATGGAATTTTTGATTATGGATATAAAATAAAAATAAACGCTCCAGCTGAAACTAAGGGATACTATATTGGAGATCATTCCTTGTTTGATAATGAAAAAGAATTTTTATTACATAGAGGACAAAAATATAAGATATTAAATATAAAAGAAAATATGATGGAGGTGGAAATTGATATATAAAGATTACTTAGAAGACTTATTTGAAAAATCATCCTTAGAAAATTATGAAAATGGGAAATGTGTAAGCAAACAATATACTAAGGATGAATTAAAAGAGAAAAGAAAATATTATGAAGAACAAGAACCTCCTAAAGGAATGCCTAAATGGAGATGGTTATATGAAGTGAAAAGGCAATTTGAATTAAGAAAAGGAGCAGAGAAATACCCAGATATGGTTTTTGCAACTCTTGATTTTTTATTAAAATAATTTAAAACACTACATTATATGTAGTGCAATGTACAGTTAGATACTGTATGTTGCAGTGCATATAATATTTGAGAGATGAGTAGAAATACTTATCTCTTTTTTGTA